ATAAATTGTATTTAGCCTGCCTTGTGAGTGATCCAGGTCGCACTTGCTTGGTTCGTGGAAGCTACAGTGACGCAGTGAATTGAAGGACATATTTCGAGTTTTTCTCTATCCGTGAGCGTTGCGAACGCGGACTTGACACAGGATTTAAGCTTGCTTGCCTGTCGTAGAAGCCCATTAGCCGTCGTCAGTAATGATGACCGCGCCCGAATTTGGTGGAATGTTTTCCCACGTTGTCGGGGTTAAAAATCACAACTTAAAAATGCAAATAAAAATTTTTCTTGTAGCTATTGTTGCTTGGTTTGTTTCGCTAAAATCCCCCGTGGCTCGCGATGGTTTGTTTGATTCGTCTGTTTCATTGTTTTTGCCTTTCTCTGTGGAGATGCCTCAAATTTATAAATCTGGTATTGTTAACTCTAAGAGTTTTGGAATGGATAGCACCTACTCAAAGGAGCTTGTCGGCATGCGTTTTAATCTTTCGTCACCTTCATGGAACGCTTTCGATTCTCTGTTGAGCATAATCGGAGAAGACAGTAACATGTTCAGGAAGATTAGATCAGACGTTTTGGAATCGTCTTGTGTGGGGTTAGATACTTCGTGTCAATGTAGGAGATCATTAGGAAGTAAGTATGAGAAATTTTGCAATTCTCCTCGCGATCAGAAACTTCATGCCCAATATCTTCTAGATTATCAAGGTTTTTCGGTCGGAAGAGAGCTGACTTGCTTCTTTACTAAAGAATTTCCTGATAAAATTTTTGATATTATGGATTTTCTTTTGTATACAGCAATTGGTTATGATCAACCTGAATTTTCTCCGTTCGTCGTAAATTTTGATTCTTTCGGTTTGTTTTGTGAATTTTCACAGCATGTGATTGAGGATAAATCGGTTTATGAGAAACTTGGCAATGAGAGTGACCATTTGCTTCTTATTTCCTTGTCTCGCTGGTACCAGTTCAAATCCCATTTCAAATGGGGGTTTATTCCCATTAGAGAATTTAACTATTTGATATGGGACGCTATGCATTGGCATGAAGGTGGTTTGTTGCAGAATTTAGTTTATAATGTTCGACAACTAACACCGGAATATTATCGTAACATGATGCGATGGATTGAGGAAAACTTTTCTGAAGAGAATATGCGAATTGTGATGTCCAAATTGGTCACTAAGTTGGGTACCATGTCTCAAGATTTATTGGAAGCTTATGATCAGTTTTATGAAGCTCAACGACCCACGATCGGTATTATTAAAGAAGAGATATTCGATCGAGGATATACCTTGCGTAATGATTTACAGAATGTGTGGGTAAAACTCAATAATTGGTTTACATTCTTTGTATATCCTTACTTGCATACGCAATTTGAGCAAGCAGTTGAGACGGTAAATTTTTGGATTCCTGTTTTTATGAAAAATCTTCTGAGCATGATCGAATATTTTAAAGATTTTTCTAAGCACGCTTTCGATAATATTACGACATTGTTAGAAAGAATGAATGAGAAATCTAATTCTGTTAGTGTGTCTGAGATCGTTCCTGAACATCATAGTGATCTGGCTATGAACGACATTGACAAATCTAGTTCAAATGCACTTATGTCCCATCAGTTAATTGAGAGTTGCGGCACTGTCATTAGCACTTCTTCTTTTGATAATGTTGATTTCTTCACTCCATCCGATTTTGTTTCTTTACAATGTCCTGTTGTGCGTGTTGAGATAAACACCGCTTTCGTCGATGTTGTTGTTCCGACACCAGTGACTGTTTCTGTCACTAGTGTCGAACGAGAAGTTGTCACTGTTACTACCGCAGTGACTTCACTCTCAACATCCTTTGTGTCGGAGACATTCGTGGTTACTTCGACCGATCGGATCTCCATTACTGTGATGACACCTTCGGTTGTGACGCACGAAAAGACTATCTTTAGCACGAGCACAGTGTACGCTTCAGATGTAAAATCTGATAGCACCTTTCCCGCATTGGATTTCCTTCGTCTAGCCGATAATACTGTGTCAACGGCAACGTTTGTCATGTCGCACATAAGGGTTTTTATTTGGTTTATTATTGTCAGTGTTTTTAGATTGTCTATTGCTTTTGTCCTTGCCTTTGCACTATTTTGGTTGTATTCCAACAACACAATAATGCGATGTGGTGTTCGTTGTCCCGGTTCTTTTGACGATGTCTTCGACGGTGACGAATTGGCTTCTGACACTCAACCAACTTCTAATTTCAGTGTGGAAATTAGACGCGACGTGAACAACGAAACTGTCGTAAGTACAGCCGAGCTCGTACCGGATATTCCAGGCGTGATTTCTCCGGATTCACCAATGAGCAGATCGTTGAATGAGGAAGCTTTCCAGACACTCAACCTCGTTCGTCAGCATGTGCAGAGCTTGAGGATTGACACGTCGGTTCATTCATACGACAATCGCGATCATTCCGAAGAGAAGGACGGTAGTTCAAAAGTGTTCGAGAAGGCGTCGGCCTTGATTGCGCAACTACCGTCTAGTATTTGGAAGCCGCGTCGTCGTTCCGAGACATCTGCAAAGACCCCGGCAATGGAACGTCCTGCAAAATTGCGACATGCTAAAAGTGTGACTACGGTTAGACGTGAGTCGATCGGTTCTGCTCTTGTCGCATCTGACGTTGAACTATCCTTTCGATTTCGAAAAGCTTTGCAAGAATGGCCGGATAATGT